GCAAATAATGGCTTATGATCTTCGTATTATACCCAAAACCGATTTTCAACCCAGTGTAGGGGTTGGAGTCGCCTTACCGTTTTCTTCTCCATCGGTATTTAGAACAACTTATACTACTAAAGATGCAATAAGAAATAACTTAATTAATTATTTTTTAACAGAACCAGGTGAACGTATTGAAAATCCTAATTATGGAGGTGGATTAAGGAGTTTCGTATTTGAACAGATAGCACAAGATAATCTTGAGGATCTTAAAGAAAATATCTCAATAAAAATATCTAATAATTTTCCTTTAGTAAGTATAAAAGCTCTAGATATTTTAACTATCCCCGATGAAAATGTTATTACAGCAATAATAAAATATATAGTAAAAAATACTGGGATTGAGGATCAAATACAATTTAATTTTACATAATGGCAACTGCAAGAGATATAAGATATATAAATAAGGACTTTTCGGATTTTAGGTCAACATTAATTAATTATGCTAAAACCTATTTTCCTAATACTTATACAGATTTTAGTCCATCATCTCCTGGGATGATGTTTATAGAAATGTCATCTTATATTGGTGATGTTTTAGCATTTTATCAGGAAAACCAAGTACAAGAAACTTATACTCAATACGCTCGTAGATTTGAAAATCTATATAATTTAGCATATATGATGGGTTATAAACCTAAAGTAACAGGAGTAGCAATGGCTGATATTGATTTCTATCAAACTATCCCAGCTACTGGAAGTAATTTTGCTCCTGATTTTAATTATGCTCTTTATATTGAACCTAATGCACAAATAGGATCTGCTACCCAAACAACTACAACCTTCTTAACCGAAGATTCTATTGATTTTACAGTATCAAGTTCACAAGATCCTACTAATATTACAGTATATGCAGTAGATAATAGTAATAACCCCATATTATATTTACTAAAAAAGACTAGACAAGCCATTTCAGCTACGGTAAATACATTAAATGTTAATGCTGGTGCTACACCCGTAGAATTTTTTACTGCTGTAATTAATGCAGAAAATATAATAGGGATATTAGATATAACTGATGAAAATGGGAATATTTTTTATGAAGTTCCTTATTTAGCTGAGGAAATGGTTTATGATTCTATTAGTAATACTAATCCGAATGACCCAAATACTTACTTATCCCAAAATGAGGTACCTTATTTACTTAAGTTAAAACAAACCCAAAGAAGATTTGCAACTCGTTTTATTGATTCTGGTTCTTTACAACTTCAATTTGGAGCGGGTACTACATTAAATGTTGAAGAAGAAATAGTACCTAATTCCGATAATGTAGGTTTAGGTTTACCTTTTGAAAAAGATAAGTTAACTACAGCCTATTCTCCTACTAATTTTATATTTACTCCTTCTTATGGTATAGCTCCTACTGGTAATTTAACTGTAAGGTATTTAACTGGTGGGGGAGTAGTAGCAAATCTACCTGCTAATGATTTAATTGTAATAAGAAATATTGTTCGTAACTTTGTTAATTATGCTGCAGTTGATGTTGGGGGGGTTTATCAATCTTCTTATAACTCATTAGCAGTAAGTAATCCAAGAGCTGCTTCTGGAGGTAGTAGTGGAGATACTGTAGAAGAATTAAGACAAAATATTATTTCTAATTTTAATACTCAATATAGAGCGGTAACGTCCGATGATTATTTAGTTAGAGCACTTTCAATGCCCCCTAAATATGGTAAAATAGCTAAGGCTTATGCTGAAAGATCTAAAGCATCAGATAATACCGGAGCTAATACTGATTTGTATGTTTTAGCTTTTAATTCAAATAGTACATTAACTGCTTCATCTTTAGCCCTAAAGAAAAATATTCAAACCTATCTATCTCAATTTAGAGTAGTAGGTGACTCTGTAGCTATTAAAGACGCATTTGTAATTAATATTGGAATTGATTTTGAAATTATTATTTTACCTAACTTTAATAAAAACGATGTTTTAAGAAAATGTATATTAGAGATACAAAGACTATTTAATTTAGAGAATTGGCAAATAAATGAACCTATCATTTTAAAAGATATTACAGTAGCATTAGATGTAATTGAGGGGGTACAAACCGTTAAAAATGTTTTTATAACTAATAAAGTAGGAGGAAATTATTCATCATATGCATACGATGTAGAAGGAGCTACTATAAGTGGTGTAATTTATCCTTCAATTGATCCTATGATTTTTGAAGTAAAATATCCTAATATTGATATTAAAGGTAAAATAGTAAATCTTTAAAAAATGGCAGTATATAAAATATTCCCCACCCAAGACTCAACTCTATATTCAGCATATCCTAGTATGAATACTGGACTTGATGAAATTATAGAGGCTACTACTAACTTTAAAACAGGAAGTTTACAATTAAATGGAGACCTACCTCAAACATCTAGATTTTTAATCCAGTTTGATTCAGCCGATATGGCTTATGTTTCTGCTAGTTTAATTCGTACTTCTAGCTTTGATGTTAATTTAAAAGTATTTGTAGCTAATGTTGAAGGGATAGATACTGATACTATAGTTTTAGCTAATGCGGTTTCCCAATCCTGGAATATGGGTACTGGGCGATTTTTAAGTACCCCCGAAGTTACAAATGGTTGTAGTTGGGTTTGGAGGAATGAATCAGGTAGTCAACAGTGGTTAACCTCTAGTTTTGGGGGTGGTTCTACAGGTTCTTATAGCCCTAATAATACACGTGGTGGTGGAGTATGGTGGACTGGGAGTCAGGCTAGTCAAACCTTTTCTTATAGATCTGATCTTGATTTAAATTTTCCGGTTAAAGAAATTGTAACAAAATGGAATAGTGGTTCTTGGAACAACTATGGCTTTATTGTTAGACAAGATCCTTCACAAGAATTTTTACCTTTACCGGATAACCAAATTACTTTAAAGTATTTTTCAGTAGATACTCATACTATATACCCTCCCTGTTTAGAATTTAAGTGGAATGATTTTTTATTTAATACAGGGTCTTCAACCCAAACTATAATTACTGGGTCTAATATTTATGCTTCTTTAGATAATAATCAAGGATATTTCTTTAGTGAAAGTATCCAAAGATTTAGAATAAATGCTAGACCACAATTCCCACAAAGATCATTCCAAACATCCTCTATTTATACTACTAATTATTATTTACCCCCTGGGTCTTTGTATGCTGTAAAAGATTTAGATACTAATGAATATGTAGTTGAGTTTGATTCAACATATACAAAAATTAGTGCAGATAATCAATCAAGTTACTTTGATCTTTATATGAACGGCTTGGAACCCCAAAGATACTATACTATATTAATACAAACTACTTCAGGAGGTTCAACTATAGTTTTAGATAATAACTACTCGTTTAAAGTAATAAATGGCTGAGAAAATTAACTTAAATAAAAATGTCTTTAATAAACAAGACTTTTTAAACACAGTGAACACTTCGTTCACTCAGTTAGTCCTTCCTATAACTTTGGAGGTCCCAGTATTTACAGTAGATGATTTTTTTGTACAGTATGAAAATTTATTTTTTCAAATTCCTAAAGAAGGAGATATTAATTCACACCAATACTTAGTAGAACGAAGTGGTGCTTATATTGAATTTAATAGAGTAAACGAAGAAATTCAGGCCTTATTAGAAGAAATAACTCAACTAAGACAAGAAAACTTAGAACTTAACCAAGCTATAGCAGATATTTCTTTATAATGCAACAACCAGTTATTATACCTATCAATCCAGATATATTTGCTGTTCAGGACTATACATTCGAGGACTTCACTATTGTTCCCAATTTTGAAGTAACCTCGTCTTTTATTACTTCTACGGACTATGTAGAATATTTTATTTATGATGGTAATAATACTTTATTAACTGGTAGCCAGTTAGTAGATTATACTTTTACAGAAGATCCTGGTATTATAGTATCTGGTGGTTATGCCACTATGGATATTGATCCATCAGCTACGCTAGTATCTAATGGATATGATGTAGGAGTTTATAACATAGTCTATAACTTTTTTCAAAATGAATTGGGTAGTAGTCCTACCGCTTCTTTCTTTATTAAAGATATTTCTTCAGATAGGACTGAATTAAGACTTTCTAGTAATGCTATTTCTGGTTCTACTATTTTAGAAACATATCCGGAATTTGATACTCAATTATCTGGTTCAAGTTATTTTGATGGTTTCTATTTAAATTTTGGGGATAATAAGGTTATAATAGCTGTTAACTCACAGTTAGAAGGAACTGATGTTCTTATTAAATTATATGAAGCTTTACCTGAGCAATTTGTAATAAAATCCACATGTTGGGTTGTCACTAAAGTAGCAGACCCAATAGCATATAATGTTTCTTTCATTTCAGAAATAATTCCAATTGCTAATGATGTTATTTTTATACAGGGTCCTAACACTAATCTACAGATCCAGGATGAGATAAGTAACTCTACCTCATTTAAGTCATACGCTGATTTAGTAGGTACTACTTTAACAAGTTCATTCCAACAAGTCCAGTCTTTACTAGAAGAAAAAGGTATAGACATTAATATTGAATATGGTTCGGGTTCTGTAATGTTATGGGAGAACTTTATACAATTTAGTTCGGGCGAACAACGCGTTAAAAACTTTTATGAAAAATTAAGTTTAATTCAAGGCTTTCAAGACGATTTAAATGAATATATTTTTTCAATTACGGGTTCTACTTCATCATCTTATTATACTTCGGCATCACAAGGAGTTACCCAAACAAAAATAAATAATTTAATCAAAAACTTTGATGATTTTGAATATTTTCTTTATTATACCTCGGGTAGTACTTCATGGCCCAAAACAAATTCACAACCACCTTTTATCTTAGCTAACACAGGTAGTGTGGCTGGATTAGGTTGGTTATCTACTTACACAGGATCAGGTGCTATTTTTGATAACGAAAACCAAAATAACCTCATATACACAATCCCAGAATATATAAGAAATGATTCAGCAAACGAATCTTATATTTTATTTGTGGAGATGATGGGTCAAAACTTTGATAATATTTGGGTTTATTTAAAAGATGTAACTAATAAGTTTGATGCTGATAACCGTATAAACTTTGGTATTTCAAAAGATTTAGTTGCTCAAGCTATTAGGGATTTTGGTTTAAAGATTTATCAAAATAATTTTTCACAAGATAGTCTGTACACAGCTTTCTTAGGTATAAGCCCCTCTGGCAGTTTAATTACAAATACTTTACCGGGAACTACCGGTACTTTACCGGTTCCAACTGGCAGTGGTTTAGATTATGTGACCTCATATGTAACTGCCTCTAACGAGCTTATACCGCAGGATGATACAAATAAAATGCTTTATAAGCGTTTGTATCACAATATACCTTATTTACTTAAGAAAAAAGGTACACCACAAGCTATTCGTACTCTTATAGCCTCATATGGTATTCCTAGCACCGAGTTAAGAATAAGTGAATTTGGGGGTAAAGATAGAGATAATACAAACGATTGGGATTACTGGTATCAAAGATTTAATTATGCTTTAACCTCATCAGGTAACAATTATGTTTCATCTTCTTGGGGGCTTAACTCTGTTTGGGGTGCCCCGGATAATGTTCCTGCTACTTTAGAGTTTAGATTTAAAACAAATGGTTTACCTACCTCTAGTATTCCACTCTCTCAAAGTTTATGGTCTTTAAATAGTGGAGGAGGAACATCAGCAATCACTTTAAAATATACAGGTTCAGCTTATACTACAGGTTCTTATTCAGGTTCAGTAGTTAATCCTTACTATCAATATGCTAAACTTGATTTTTATCCAAATACAAGTAATTTAAACTCTACCGCTAGCGTATATTTACCATTTTTTGACGGAGAATGGTGGTCTGTAATGCTAACTAGGGATAATAACGATTATAATCTATACGCTAAAAATAATATATATCTAGGGGATGATTCCGCTC